TAGGGAAGATATAAGAATTTTGGTTACTACGACTCCCCGGCCAATAGCTATTATAAAAAATCTAAGAGATGATCCTGATACTGTTGATATAACTGGGAGCACTTATGAAAATAAGGATAATTTACCTCAGAAATATTTTGATTTTATTATTAAGAAGTATGAGGGGACCCGGTTAGGAAAACAGGAAATTTATGGTGAAATATTAGAAGATAACCCTAATGCCTTATGGACCAGGAAAATTATAGAGAAAAACCGTAGAAATAAAGCACCTAAATTAATTAGAATTGCCATCGCTATTGATCCCCAGGCTACCGACAATATTATGTCCTCTGAAACCGGGATAATCGGGGGCGGGATAAGTGAGGATGGTCATGGTTGGATTTTGGAAGATGCCACTGTGAAAGGAAGTCCGGATAAATGGGGTAATGCAGCGGTAACCCTTTACCATAAATTGGTGGCAGACCTGGTAATCGGGGAAGTAAATAATGGCGGAGATATGGTAGAGCACGTGATAAGATCAGTTGATCCTAATGTATCTTATAAGAGCGTCAGAGCTTCCCGGGGTAAATATGTGAGGGCTGAACCCGTATCGGCTTTATATGAACAAGGGCGAATCCATCACGTTGGAACGTGTATTAATTTAGAGGATCAGCTTTGCGAGTGGGTGCCAGGGGATAAATCCCCGGACCGTCTTGATGCCTTAGTATGGCTTATAACTGAATTAATGCTTGAAGAAGAAAAAAGACCTGGTTTTTACGTAATTGATTAATTTGCAAAATAAAATATTATATGCTAAAATTATAAAAAGTCTATATCTATAAGAGCTCCACCAGAGAGCCAGATAAGGGCAGTGATGCCTTTAATCTGGTTTTTTTATTTTATATATAAAGGGGGTGATATTATTAAAGTAGATATTCAGTTTGCGAAAAGAAGAATTAATTTTGATATAAATATCACTAAATCTAAAGAAACTTCGAGAATTAATGATCCTCGATACTGGCCTGGTAAACCACAACCATTTGCTTACGCTGAAAATACCTATCGGAATACTGCTGAACAGATCAAGGCCTATCAGGGTTGGGTTGGTGATTGTGTATCATTAATCGCTGAAAGAGTGGCTTCAATCCCCATAAAGTTATATAATAAAAATAATGAACTGATTGAAGAACATCCTTTTTATGATTTATTCAAACATTTTAATCCCGATATCACTCAGTTTAATGGAAAAGAATTGCTTTCGATATATTTAGATTTAACCGGGGAATGCTATATTCTGATGGCCAAAGATCGGTTAGGAATAGCCAGAGAATTATATTTCAGGAAGCCTGATAAGATGACCCCCGTAGTAAAAGATGGAATTATTGACCATTATAAATATCTTGAAGGATCAAGAGAGATAACCTATCCCCGGGAAGATATTTTATTTTTCAGATATCCCAACCCTACCGATCCTTTTCGAGGAGCCTCACCAGTCCAACGCAAAGCCTATGCTTACGATACCGATAAATATAATATGATTTATCAGTTAAATGTATTTAAAAATGGGGCCCACCTAAAACAAGTGTTGGAAACCGATACAAATTTAAATGAAGAACAGGCAAAAAAGATTTTAACTTTATTTGAGCAAACTTATGGTGGAATGGAAAATGTTAATAAGACCGGGATTTTAGTAGGCGGAACGAAAATTAAAACTGTCGGAATATCTAATAAAGATATGGAATTTATGCTTCTGGCTGAATGGACCATGAGACAATTGGCCAGTGCTTACCATACTCCACCACAGAAATTATCCCATCCCGAAAAGACCAATCTGGCCAATATGAAGGCTTTGGATGTTAGTTGGAATAGAGAATGTATCTTGCCAAGGCTGATAAGAATTGCTGAAGTGTTAAATACTTTTCTTCTCCCTTATTATAAAGAAGAGGGCTTGTATTGTAAATTTGATAACCCGGTCCCTGCCGATGAGGAATTTCTATTGAAAAAGAGAGAAAGCAATTTAAAGACTTTTGTTATCAGCCCTAATGAGGCCAGAGTGGAAGATGGTCTTGAGGAAGTCCCCTGGGGCAAAGTTCCTCTTGCTCCGATGAATATAATGCCTTTATCCGGTGCTGGTGGTGGCGGTGAAGAGAAACCCCAAAAGGCCCAAAAAATAGAGAAGGAATTATCCCAGGAGTATAAAGATAAATACTGGGAAATTTTTATCAAGAGAGTTACTCCCCTGGAGAATGAATTTAGAAGGGGAATTACCAAACTATTTCAGGAGCAGGAATTAGAGGCCTTGAGGGCTTTACGAAGGAAAAAGAAAAGCATAATCGAAAAAGATGTGGATGATGTTTTAAGAGTTACTCATAGTGAACGTGAAATATCTAAATTTACCGAATTTACCTTACCGAGGATAACTGAAACTGTTAAAATAAATGGAACTGCTGCTATGGCTGAATTGGGGGTAGAGGTAAATTTTGACGTAACCAATCCTCGTGTGGTAAAATGGATAAAGGCGAGATGTGGAACATTAATTAAAAGTATATCTGATACTACTTTGGATAAACTGAGAAAGACTTTAGCAGAAGGGATAAAGAATGGAGAAAAAATTCCCAGTCTGGCCAGTAGAGTAAGTGCGGTATATGATGAAGCAAAAGGTTATCGGGCGGTAAGAATAGCAAGAACTGAGACGATTACAGCATCAAATTCTGGATCTTATAATGCTTATAAACAAAGTGGGGTTGTCGAAAAAAAGGAATGGTTAGCAACAATGGACGATAGAGTTAGAGAAGAACATGCGGCTATGAATGGCGAAATAGTAGATTTAGATAAGCCATTTTCTAATGGATTAATGTTCCCAAGTGAACCGAATTGCCGATGTACGATATTGCCAGTAATTAAATAAATAATTAATTAAAATCAAATATTTTTAGAGCCCCTTAGAGAGCCATTATAAGAAGTTGAATAGACTTCTTGATGGCTATTTTTTTATTTTAAATATTAGAAAGTGAGGTGAATAATATGCCGAAAGAATTAATATTAAAGCAATATGATTCAGAAACAAAAGCAGTAGAGGGAGAACGTGCCTTAAATGTAACTATAACCACTAATGATATGGATAGAGATGGTGATATTGTTGAACCTAAAGGTGCAAAATTAGCTAATTATCGGAAAAATCCCGTAGTGCTTATGGCTCATGATTATAAAGGATTGCCTATTGCTAAGGCTAAGGATTTAGCAAAAACTGATTCAGGAATTAATGCCAAAGTAGTATTCCCAGAAGAAGGTATTTATCCTTTGGCTGATACGGTTTATAACATGTATAAACATAAATTTATGAAAGCTTGGAGTATTGGATTTATACCCATTAAATCAGAAGATATTGCAGATGACGAGGATGAAGATGGCAAAGTTGCAGAGCGTGGTATGAGACGGGGTAAAAGAATCAAATCTTGGGAATTATTGGAATTTTCGGCCTGTTCTGTGCCTTCTAATCCTAATGCTTTATCTAACATGATGGAGAAAGGTATCAATATTGATACATTAAAGGAAGCTGGATTTATTGAGATAGAAGATGAAGAAGAAAAAGATTTACTTAATGATGATAATGAAAAAATAGAAGAAACCGAAGAATATATCCGTATCCCTGCCAAAGGCGAGGAAGGTAAACATAAAGGCCATAAAATCAGGTGGATAACTGTATCAGAAAAAGAGGGAATCAGGGGGATTTATTGCATTGATTGTAAGAAAATAATTACTTTTGTCTTTGATAAGAAAAAAGGATGGACTCTGGAGAAAGCTAAGAAATGGATGGAAGATCATGGGAAGGATATTGAGGATATTGAGGAAAAACAATTGGAAATAGAGATAGAAGAAAAAGGAGTGATTCCTTTTAAAGAAACCCCAAAAGCCCCGGAAGATGAGGATTGGGATGCAGGCAAGGAAGTAAAGCAGGCTGAGATTAGTGATCTTAAAATTATGTGTGCCTGGTTCGACTCTGAGAATCCCGATGTTAAAGGTGCTTATAAATTACCTCATCATAAGGCCAAAGGCCATACTGTAGTCTGGAGAGGAGTGGCAGCTGCTATGGCTGCATTGCTGGGAGCGAGGGGTGGAGTGGCTATACCTGCAGGAGATAAGAAGGGAGTTTATAACCATCTGAAATCACATTATAAACAGTTCGATAAAGAGCCACCTGAATTAAGGGATTATGAAGATGATGAAATTAAATATATAAACAGTCATATAAATAATGAAAAAATTGATTTTGATTTGATTTTAGATATGGCTGAATTTGGACAAGATTGGGTTGATACTATCAGGATATTAAGAAATCTGGAAAATGTTACAGAATTAACTGCAGTTGAAAGTAAAACTGCTGAGGAAATCTATGAAATTGTCAAAGAAAATAAAGAGTTAAAAGAAAAGATTAAAGAGATTGAATTAAAAGCCGGGGCGGTCTTGAATGCTAAAAATAAACAGAATTTAAAACAAGCCCAAAATTTAATTCAAGAAGTATTGGATTCTGCTGAATCTGCCCAAGAAGATAGTTTAGAAATTGAAGATGAGAAAAATATTAAAGAAGATAATACAGTAATCGATTTAGAAGATGATAAAAAAGATGATGAACCGAAAGACAAAGAAGAAGACGAAGATACGATTGAAGTAGATGAAGAAACAATAGCCAAAGCCATAGATGAGAGAATGGGCTATATTCTGGGTAAAGTGAAAAAGCAATCCGATACGAAAAATAAAATAGAAAGGAGCTGATATTAGATGAAAATGAGCAAGGAAGAATTAGCGAAATTAATTAATGACCAATTTGAAAAAGCCATACAGCCATATCTGGAAGTCAAAAGACCAGAAGGCGAAACAGATGACAGAAGTGAAGTAGAAAAATTATTCCCATCTTTGGGTGATTTTTTAAGAGATGTAGCCAATAGAGATGTTAATGAAGATGCAGCAAAAAGAGTATTAGAATATAGGCAAAAAGAGCTTTCTATGGATAGCGATCCAGAGGGTGGATATCTCGTGCCTGATAAATATGCACCAAGATTATTACAGGTATCTCCAGAGGAAGCTATCGTCAGACCGAGAGCTTTTGTTATACCGGCAGGTAACCCACCTGATGCAGCCTTAGAAATGCCTTATTTAGAGCAGGCTGGATTAACTTCTCAGGAGCATGGAGACCTTTATGGTGGAATATGGTTTGGTTGGACCGCAGAAGGTGCAACTAAAACCAATACGGAAATAAAAGTAGGAATTGTAGAATATAAACCTAATGAATGGTCTGGTTATGCTGTATTGACCGATAAGGTAATGAGGAATGCTAAACAATTAGAAGCTATTGTTACCCAGAAATATAAAGATGGCCTAATCGGTTTTGAGGATTATCATTTCTTGCAAGGAACTGGTGTAGGTCAGCCTCTGGGAGTAATTAATTCCCCGGCTACTATTACAGTAACCAGAAATACTACTTCTACCATATTATTTGAAGATGTTACTGGAATGATAGACCATTTCATGGGTGGACCAAAGGCAGTATGGGTAATCAATAAGGCTTGTAAAAGCAAAATAATAGCCTTAAAGGATGACAATGGTAATTCAATCTGGATACAGGGTAATTTAGCTAAGAATATTCCAGATACCTTAATGGGTATTCCTATTATCTGGACTTATAAAGTGCCGGCAGTAGGAACTAAAGGTGATATCGGATTATATGATTTTAGCAAATATATAATCAAAGACGGTTATGGGCCAGCTTTTGACAAATCCAAACATGTGTATTTCTTATCTAATCGAACCTGTTTAAAGATGTTTGGTAATGTTGATGGTAAACCCTGGTTAAAGGGTAGTTTAACTGCTGATGATAACTCAACTGAGATTAGTCCATTTGTAGTGTTAT